AAAGAAAGAATTAGAAAAGAAACAAGAGAAATCAAGTAATATTAATGATATTATTACCAATGAATTGGTTTGTGAAAATATTATTGATACACAAAAATTATCTATTGAAGAACTAAAGGATAAGATTGTAACATTGGCTACGGAGCGTGTAAATTTTGTTCCTGAGGAATCAGCACCTTTAGATCAACCATTAACTTCTGATCAGGTAATTGAAAATGAAAAGAAAATGGATACAGTCAATATTATTAATCCTACATCTGTTGATACCAATGCATTAAATTTAGCCACTGAAAAAATTCAACAAACAAATACTGAAATTGTTAATAGTGAAAATTCTATTGAGAAAATCGATCAAGAATATAAAAAGGCTCGAGAAAAATTAGCTCAATTGAAAAGAAAATAATTTTTATCACACAATAATAATGAAATCGTATAATTTTATTATTATTATAATATTTATAGTTGGTTTAGTTATTACTGTTAGGGAATTAACATTGAGAACCATGCAATGTAAACCACAAAAAACAGAATATAAATGGATTCCTAGAACAATGGACATGAATTTAGATGATTCAAAAAATGTTACTAAAATATTCTCTGATATATTTCAACGCGCCGAACCATGGACTGGTATGGTTCAGACTGAATATATAGAAAAGAAAGAATTGGAAAAATAGGTGTTTATACATTAAACATAAACTCTGGCACTGTAAATGGTTTGAACCAAAATATATTATTTTCAATATTATAAGATTTAGAACCATTAATTATAACCATATAGCAATTATTTTCTGTTAATTGATCAAATATTTCATTAAATTGTTCAAAAGTTGGAAATATTCCAGCATACAACTCATATATTTTTCTTTTATGATCAAGATCAATAACATTAGATAAAAATATATAGTCAAAATTGCTGCGAATTTCTGGTGCAATTTGTAAAGGCAATTGTGTAGCAAAAATTAATGGACATATTTTATAGCACCTTCCATTGAGAATAGTAGAGCGTAATACAGAATTTTTCATTTGATCGTTTTCATATTTTATATCATCGATTATCAAAAACGATCTGCTATTATTTTGATCTCTTAACATTATTTGTCTTTGTATAAAATAATTCAATATTTCATCATTATATTCATGATGAATAAATTCTTCTGGTACATATTCGGTATATACACGATTTAATTTATCCATTGGACTAATAACTATGCCATGTTGTATATTAGAACTATTGAAAAACCACATTAGTGATTTAATAAGGTATTTGTTATCAACACCTATAATAGCAATATTTAAATGATCAAATGAAAAGCTATTCATATCAAATTCATTTATTTGCAAACTCATTATATTAAACAATTGGTATAATATAATGATTAAATTGAACACAAAAATATATTTATTTATTCATATATTTTTTAATATATAACTAATTATATAGGTAGTAAATGAATAATTTATGGTTTAATATGTTAAAAAAACAAGTTGATAACGATTATAAACAATTTAAAAAAATGCAAATAGATAAAACAATTAGTAAACAATTGGATAAAAATAAACATTATTATAATATGATTATTGTTAATAATAAAATAATTAGCAAAATACCTAAAAATGATTTTGGTGACCGAGTTTTATCATTACACAATGTATTTAAATTAGCAATAAAATATAGTAAAAATAATAATTTAACTCCTATTAATGGAACATTTTATATGAATCGTGGCGATAGTTATAATTTTCAATACAATTATCCCACATTTAGTTATGCTAAACCAATGAATAAAAAAGGATTTTTGATACCTGATTTTAATTTTTTGAAATATAAACAAAAATTAAAAAAATTTAATAATTATTGTAATAATAATAAAATTAATGAAATATATTTTAAAGGTTCGAGTACATCCATAAAACGTTCAATGATCAGAGAAAAAATGGTTTCATTAGAAAAACCATTTAATATTGAAATTAATGATAATTATAAACCTTTTTATAATTTATGCAACTATAAATATGTATTGGATTTATGTGGTGTTAAACCTTGGTCAGTTAGATTAGTAGAATTATTTATGTCCAAATCATTTCCCATTCGCGTTGTATTTTATAATACAGAATGGAATGAACAAAAATGGGTACAATTTTATGAACAAATGTTTCAACCATGGACAAGTTATATTGAAATTTCATATAATTTTAATTATGAGCAGACAATTTCCGATAAAATAATTAATAATATTGAAAAACGATGTTTAAAAATTTTCAAAGTTGTAAATGAAAATAATTCTTATTATAAAACCGTTACTGAAAATAATTATAAAAAAATTAACTCATTAACCACAGAACATATAGGTTATTATTTATATAATTGTTGTATGTCATATAGTAAATTACTTAAAAATGATTAAATATATTATAATACATAGTATAACGATTTTTACTTTGTATTATTTACCATATTTACCTTTATTATTTGTCTTCTTTTCGAACCAAAACCTGTCAAATCCAAATTTTGTGAATTTTTATCGTGATTTTTATCAAAGTTTTCATTATTATATTTAATAGTTCGTTGAAGTCCCAACATAAATTTAGGTGGTACATCTGCTCTGAACCAAAATACTTTTTTCTTTATATCTGTAGATCTTAAACGATTATTCAACACCATACAACCATAGTTATCAGTAATTTGACTAAATACTTGATCGAATAAATCAAATTTTGGAAAAATACCTGCATAATGTTCATGAATTTTACGTCTACTAGAATAATTATCTTCTCCTAATAAAAAAACAAAATCAAAATTAGTACGTAATTCTGGAGGAATACCAATAGAGTATTGCATTGATAACATAAATGGTGCAATCTCATAATGCCTTCCTTCATTAAATATTGATAGAATTTGTGGATCTTTTAACCACAAATGTTTACTGCTCATACAATCATCCATAATTAAATATGCTCTAGGATCAAATTCTTTTTTCCCTTTATCTCTGCGTTCATTATTAATATCAATCATTTTACGTTGTCTAGCCATAAATCTTGAAATAATTTGTTCCTTAAATTCATGATGAATAAATACTTCGGGAACAAAATCTTCATAAAATTTATTCATTTTATCTGTTGGTGCAATAACTAAACCACAAGGTATATTAGATTTCCATAAATAATACATTATAGAGCGTATAATATATGATTTACCAGAACCAGATTTAGCAATGATACCAATTCTGGGATTAACACGTTCACCTGCATCATTAGTTATTAATTTTTGCAAATTAAATTCATCAATCTGTGTTGATTGAGCGCCCATAATATCTGCCATTATTATAACCTTGAACTAGAGTATTATTATTAGTATTGAACGTAAAAAATATTTCAAATATTGCGTTAAACTATTTCTTTTATATGGTAACAATGAATAGTTTTGTTAAATATGATAGCATTGAAAATTCTAGTAATCATAAAGCCATTGAATATATTACCAATCATATTTTACCTAATGTTGAATGGTGTGCTTTAGAAAAAATACATGGTTCAAATTTCTCTTGTACAGTAAACCATGATGAAATAAAGTGGGGTAAGCGATCGTCATACATTGACGATGATGCATTATGTCAATTCAATAATTCACATTATATTAAGGAAAAATACGATGAAAATGTTGTACAATTATTCCATTCTGTTAAGGAAATTAATCCATCAGCACTATCAATTAGAATATTTGGTGAAATATGCGGTGGAGGATATACTGGTGCAAAAAGTAGCCATCCTAAATCAGTTAAAAAGGTACAAAAACAGATACAGTATTCACCTGATATTGAATTTATAGTGTTTGATATAAAAGTATTTCTTGAAGATGAATCATATTATTTGGACATGGACTTAGTAATTCAATTATGTGAAACAACAGGAATGTTATATGTACCTATTTCATTTAGAGGCACTTTGGAAGAAATGTTGAACTTGGAACCAAAATATATAACAAATATTCCTAATATGTTTGAATTACCCATATTAGATAACAATTGGTCCGAAGGTTATGTTATAAAACCAATAAATGAAATAAGAAAAAATGGCAGTAGAATAATTCTTAAACATAAAAATCCTGATTTTACAGAACGATATCCTAGTAAATCATTTAAAAGTAATAGTATTGATACAATGACTAATGATGAGACATTATTAATTGAAAAATGTTATGGATATATTAATCAAAATAGAATTGATAATGTATTATCTAAATTAATGGAGAATGAAAAATTAAATAGAAAAAAAGTATCAGGTTTGGTATTTCAAGATGCATTAATAGATATAATGAAAGATTTAAATGAAGATGAAAAATTATTATTCAAAGAAAAAAGATCACATATTACTGGAACAATGATGTGTTATTCTTATGATCAATGCTATACATTGTCCGATGCTACACCATAGTATAATTATTTTGCATTAATTGATAATGTTCAGGATTTAATGAATAGATAATATATTCGTCGAGTATATCAGTAGTTTCTATTTTAAATGTTAACTTTTGATTTTGTAATGTCACTGTTAAATAATTTTTATAATTATTGATACAATTTATATGTTCTATTAATAATTCCATAGTATCTTGAAAATTCATATATTTATTTAATACTATTTTAATTAATTTCATGGTTTCTGCACATGAATCAGCAGTTATGGTTAACATTTCATGATTATTAATAACTAATAAATATATTTCTTCATTTTTTGTGTATAATTGTTTTTGTTCCGGTATGAAAACACAATGTTTGTTAGAACATTGAAAATAAGATAATTCGACATTCATTTGCATTTTTAAATTTGCATTTATTTTTAAATCCATAAATTTATTTATACTATTGTTATATATTTTGTTGTTCTATTTCGTATTTATTTTTATTTATATCTATATTTTTGTCTACATTTTCATGTTTCACTTTTATACGCGAATGTTTTACACCCATTAATATTAAATAATATTTATTTATTAAACTAAAAGCAATAAAAATGCAATAAACAATTTATACATTTGATTCTTTATATAATTAGCAATGGAAACAATTAAAATAAATGGAAAAGTATATTATAATACTGATGATGTAATTCATCATAATAAAGAATATTTTAAGACATGCAAAGGTCGTATTCGTAATTTAATCAAAATGAAATCATTAGAATATGATATCGATTATTTGTTTTGTAATAAAAAGACTGGTGAATGGCAACAAATTGATAATATTAGTAAGCCAGCAGTAAAAGATAAGATGTTCATTAGAAAGAAATGGTGTGAGAATATACCTAACTTTACAACTAAAGTGGAGAGCAGAGAATTGGTGCAAGTTTTACAAGCACCAGATATTTTGACATTATGTGAAGAAGAGCAGTTTTGTGATGGAGATTATTATTATAATATTGAAATTCGTGGCACTCGTGATGTATCAAATTGCTATTTTTCAGCTAATGATATATGTGATGTTTTCGAAATTAAAAATATTAATGGTAAAATGACTGATAAAAAATCAAAATTTATACCCAATGTAGATTATGTAAAATTTATCGCAAAAGGCGACAATAAATATTTCTTAACTTATAATGGAGTGTTAAAAATTATTTATACATCTCGATGTAAACTTGCACAATACTTTCAAGAATGGACTACGTCTACTTTATTCACCCTCCATCTTGGAACGGTAGATGATAAAGCCGATCTTCTTACGTCTTATATTGGTACAAATGCAGAATTATGTAAAAAAGTGTTCTCTTCAATGGTTACACCAGTATCATGCATTTATTTTATTACATTAGGAACTGTTAAAGATTTAAAAGGTGTTTTTCCTTTAACAAATATTGATGATAATCATATTGTATGCAAGTATGGTAGAACCAATGATTTTAAACGAAGAATTGGTGAATTGATTTTACAATATAAGAAAAAGAATAAATCAATTTGTTTGGAATTTATGTATTGTGCATTTATAGATGATATGTATGCTTCTGAAGCTGAAACAGACATATCGGATATATTCAATATAGGTATCAATAAAATACCCGATATAGATGAGAATGAATTGGTAATTATTGATAGAAAAAAGTTAAATTCTGTCAAAGGACATTACAAATCAATAGAAAATAATTATGGAAAACAGTATGAAAATATGAAAGAAAAATATAACACAGATATTCATGATTTAAAAAATGAACATATAAAGGTTGTTAATGAATTAGAAATGAAAATTAAGGATGGTGAATTGTCTTCAATGAAAAAAGAACGAAAATTAGTCAATGAACTGAATGAAAAAGATAAATGTATATTGACAATGCAACTAGGTTATGAAAAAGAATTAAATTCAAATAAAGTAGATATATTAGAAATGAAAAATGAAATGCTTAAAATGCAACTTGCACAGGTTACCAAATAAAAAATTAAATTATTAAATTAATTTTTTATAAATGATTAATTATTTTTTGAATTGTTTCATGGCTTGAACCATGTCATCATTTTCATCATCGGTGTCTTCCTCTTCCTCTTCCTCTTCCTCTTCCTCTTCCTCTTCCTCTTCCTCTTCCTCTTCCTCTTCCTCTTCCTCTTCCTCTTCCTCTTCCTCTTCCTCTTCCTCTTC